GAAAATGCATTTGTTGCTGGTCCAGTGACAATAAATAGTACTATAGTTGTTGACGGTACATTTACGGTGATATAATATGGCAAGTATTTTACAAGTAGAACAAATTCAAGGACCTACATCAGGAGCTAGTGCTAATACTATTACGATTCCAAGTGGTCAGACATTAGATGCTTCTAATGCAACATTAACTGGTATTCAGGCGCCTTTAGTTGCTGGTACTGATTATCAAACGCCTTTAGTTGCTGGTACTGATTATCAAACACCAAATTATGTACTATTAGACTCTGGAGATAACTTAACAGCTACAGTATCAAACTATGATTTTGACCTAGATGTTAATAATTATGAAACTCACGTAATATATTTTGGTGGTTGGCAATCAATTGCTGATGGATCAAATTTATATTTTGACTTGCTTTATTCTGGAGGTACTTACGCCGGTTGGTATGGTGGTAATCATATGGTTGGCGAAGGTAATAGCGGCACAAGTAATGCCTTTAGCAATCAGGATTATGCTAGACCGTACTTTGATCAGACCACATCATATATTAATAATACTTACACCACTGGCGGAAGAATAGAGATTACAAAAGGCACAAGATATACTATGACTTGGCAGCTAGTAGGAAGATTTAGTGCTGGCCAGACTCAACATTGTGTAGGTGGTTGTGTATCGACAACAAATCCTGTGAATGCAGTTACTGGTTTTAGACTATCTATGAGTCAAAATAGTAACGGCTTGAGAAATTATAGAGTTTTCGGAGTGAAATAATGGCATTAAGTTCATATACTATTAATGATGATTTAACAGTTACATGCACATTAGATGGCACTGAATACATCGTAGCACCTAAATATAAAAATGGTGAATTGATTACTATGACAGAAGCAGAAGCTGAAAGATGGATTACTGCTGCAAACGATCTTGGCGTTGCAACTGATGAAGAAAGAGCTTATCAAGAATTAAGAACGAGAAGGAATCAGAAGTTAAAAGAATGTGATTGGATTACTATGAAATCATATTCTCAGGGTGTTGCGGTACCTGAAGCATGGGCTATTTACCAACAAGCATTAAGAGATATTACAGATCAAACACCAAGTTTTGATAGTGAAGGTAATCTTACCGGAATCACTTGGCCAGAAAAACCGGAATAAACTATGAGCAGTATAATTAAAGTCGATACAATTCAATTAGCAGATGGTACTGCAGGTACAATAGAAAATCTTGGCTTAGCGACAGGTGCATTAAGTCATAGAAACCTAATTATCAATGGTGCTATGCAGGTGGCTCAGAGGGGTACGAGTGAAATTGGAACTTCTAATTATTTGCTAGACCGTTGGAAAAAACAGTCAGCCACTAATGCTAATGTAACCTTTAGTCAAGATACTGCTGATACGCCTGATGGTTTTAGATATGCATTTAAAGCATTAGCTACTGGCTCATCAGCTTTTATTCAACTGGGTCAGCCTATTGAATTTAAAAATATGGCTCATGCTGTAGGAAAAACAGTAACGCTTTCTTACTGGGCTAAAACTAATTTAAGTTTCTACAGTCGAATTCGCTCAAGAACAGACACAGAAGATGGTGTAACTATATTTTCTGCAAATACATTGTCGGTAATTACAGAATCAGCTTCTACTGATTGGAAACTGTTTACTCACACATTTACAATTCCAAGCGCAACATTAGCTATGAGTGTTGATTTTAGTGCAGGAGCATTGGTAAGCGGCGACTATTTTCATATCACCGGAGTACAACTCGAAGTAGGTTCAGTAGCAACCCCATTTGAACACCGCAGTTATGGTGAAGAACTGGCAAAATGTCAGAGGTATTATGAAGTAATAAGGCAAAATCAACAGTTTGGTGGTGATGGTTATAACACTATTAATACAGCAACATCAAACGGCAGTTACATTTATACTTCATGGTTATTTAAAGTTACTAAAAGAACTAAACCTTCAGTTGGAATTGGCAACTCTGCAAAATTCAGAGCATTTGGTAATGGATCTACTGCTAACTTAACTGCAAATGAATATTATTCTCCTGGCACAGAAGCTACTCGAATAAGGTGTAGTGGAGTATTTAACGCTGGCGAGGCAGTAATGCTTGAGTTTGATGCTGCTAATTCAACTAATGGATTTATTTACGCGGATGCTGAATTATGATTATAGAAAATGTAACAGAAATCAGAGATCATATAACAAATACACTTGGTGGATATATGGCAACTATTGATGGCGAATTGATCGGTGTCCCACTAGACCCTGCTAACAGACACTACGCTGAGATTATGCGTCAGGTAGAAGCAGGTAAACTAACAATACAGGAAGCAGACAGTGAGTAAAATATATGTAGACGAAATTCTTCCAAAGGATAACGCAACGGTTGATGGATCTAAACTTAGTGGATTAATTTCAAGTGCAATGCCGACTGGTAGTGTGATACAGGTTCAAAGTACAAGCACAAATACAACTACTGTTATTGGTACTGCTAATACATGGACAGCACCAACAGATTTAAACGTTTCTATTACTCCAAAATTTGCTACTAGTAAGATCCTTATTGTTGCGAATGTTGACTATGATGCTAATGCTGCTGGTAGAATGCAGTGGTTTACGTTGTATAGGGACAGTACAAATTTAGGAGAGGCCACAAATGGATTCAGCGCGAATACTTCTAGTGGAGGTAGATTACAAGGGGAAGCAGGAATGAATTATTTGGATTCACCAAATACAACTTCCTCTATCACATATTCAGTTTATACAAAATGTAATAGTACAAGTACGTATGTTAATCTATATGGAAGTTATAGTACTATAACAGTTATGGAGATCGCAGGATAATGGCATTAACAAAGTTAAATAATCGTTCTGGTATTACTGCTAGTAGTCTTGGTGCTTTAACCAGCATTCCAGATGGATCTATTACTGCTTCAAAATTAGCAGCACAAGGATCTATACTTCAAACAGTTGAAACAGTAGATAGCTACCAATATGAATCGACCACAGCAAGTTGGGTAAACTTTTTGTCAGCAACCATCACTCCGAGTTCCGCTTCTAGTCGAATACTTGTGTTTTATTTCACTGGAGAACTTGTTACAAGGGGAAGCGATAAACTATTAATTGCGGTCTGGCGAGACTCAACGGCGCTTCATAGATCAACTGACTATGTCGGACAGGGGTTTGGTGGAACAAGCCAACAAGCTGGACCTGGAGTAGTATCTGGTGTCACAGACATGTTTTTTGACTCACCAAATACAACCTCGGCCGTTACTTACACAGTTAAGTATCGGGGAGATAATGGTGGAAACAGTGTGGGCGTTGGGCACACAAGAGCTTCGTATGATGGGATGAATCAAGAAAAGAGAATGATCTTGATGGAAGTAATCTAAATATATAAATAGTAACATATAATTTAACGCCAATAGGAGATTTTAATCATGGCATCAATTGCACAAGCTCTGAGTGAGCTAAACGTAACAGAATGGGTACTTCGTGGTGAACCTACCACTGAAGCAGAATTTAACGAAATGTTCCGCAAGGTAACGGGTGCAGACGACAATGGTTCAGCCATTGAATCTGATGACCCTGCTGACTGGGGTGTAACATGGGCAGAAGTATCAGCTAAGAAAGACGAGCTACAAGCAGCCGAGCCTCTACGTCTTCTTCGCGAAGAGCGTGATCGCTTGATAGCAGCAACTGACTGGTGGGCATCATCTGACTTGACAATGACTGCAGAACAAACTGCGTA